ATGAAAGCAGTTTAGAGTTCCAAGACTTTGCTGGTAATCTATTGACTTCTATCATAGAAACTGCTATAATCAATAAAACGGGTGAAATGAAGGAACTGTAATTGTCTAATATTGAACAAATAATTCTAAAAAACTTAATCTCTGATGAAAAGTATATGCGTAAGGTTTTACCTTTTATCAAACCAGAGTATTTTGAGGGTGTGTATCGGCAAATGTTTACCAATGTTGGCGTATATGCTGGTAAATACAATAGATTACCCACTCAAGAAGCGTTTAGAATTGAGATTGATGAATCAGATCGTTATACTGATGAGCAATATAGACATGCTATGGAGATTATTCCACAAATCTTTGATGGAACACCCTCAGATGAAGAACATCTTTTAGAGGTTACTGAGAAGTGGTGTCAAGACCGCGCATTATTCAATGCAGTGATGGAATCAATTAGTATCATTGATGGAAAGCATGAAACACTTTCTAAAAATGCTTTACCTGATATTCTAAGCACTGCATTGGGTGTTTCATTTGATACGAATGTTGGTCACGACTATCTTGGAAATTTTGAAGAACGCTATGAATTTTATCATCGCACTGAAGAACGATTACCTTTTGATCTTGAATATTTTAATATGATTACTAAAGGTGGTTTGCCTAAGAAAACCTTAAATATCATCTTGGCTGGTACTGGTGTGGGTAAATCCCTTTTTATGTGTCACCAAGCAGCGGCAGCACTTTCAGACGGTAAGAATGTTTTGTATATCACAATGGAAATGGCAGAAGAAAGAATTGCTGAAAGAATTGATGCAAATCTTTTAAATATTCCTATTGATCAAATCACTACTTTGAGTAGAGAAAACTTTTCTGAGAGAGTTGCCAATATTTCAAAGAGAACAAATGGTAAATTAATTATTAAAGAATATCCTACTGGTCAAGCAAATGTTTCTCATTTTAGAAGTCTGCTAAGTGAACTTAAATTAAAAAAATCATTTGAACCAGATATTATTTTTATAGATTATCTAAATATTTGCGCTAGTAGTAGAATGAAGGCAATGGGTGGTTCAATCAATTCCTATACTTATATTAAGGCGATTGCAGAAGAAATGCGTGGCCTTGCTGTTGAATTTAATGTACCAATTGTATCTGCAACACAAACAACAAGATCAGGTTTTTCAAATTCTGATATTGGATTAGAGGATACTTCTGAATCATTCGGCCTTCCAGCGACAGCAGATTTAATGTTCGCACTCATATCTAATGAAGAACTAGAAGCAATGGGGCAAATTGCAGTTAAACAGTTAAAGAATAGGTACAATGATCCTACATACAAAAAGAGGTTTGTTATAGGCGTTGACCGTTCTAAAATGAGGTTGTTTGATGTGAGTGATGATCAGCAAACTTTAATGGATGATGGTCCAGTATTTGATAAAACTCCTCAAGGACAAGATGCTGAAAAATATAAGGATTTTAAACTATGAATAGAGCGCATTGGTTAGCAGATCAAATTAGATCAAATAATTATAAGATTGGTGTAGAACTAGGAGTGTTGAGAGGACCGACATTTAAGTTTATCGTGGAAAATTGTAGGAACACAAACCATATTGGTGTTGATGTATTTTTAAACGATAAGATTTGGAAAGCAAAAGATATATCAACCACAGAGGAATTGTGTGAGCAACCACCTGTTGAATGGTATGGTGAACTTATTAAATTTTGTGAAGGTTTTGATGGTAGAGCAAAATTGATTAGAGACTTCACACATCTTGCACATAATCAGTTTGAAGATGGTTCTCTTGATTACGTTTTTGTTGATGCTTCACATGACGGTGATTCCGTAAAAAGAGATATTGAATTATGGACTCCAAAAATTAGAAAAGGTGGATTAGTGTCTGGACATGATATAAATCTTATTCAAGTAGCAATGGCTGTTGTGCAATCAACACCGAAACATGAATTAGGACCAGATAATGTATGGTGGTATGTAAAATAATGAAATTGAAAAGTCAAATGAATATAAATATAGTTAACTCAGAAAAATGGAGTAATCTTACAAATGGATGATTTTTTAGATCAAGAAGGTGTAGATAAGATTTCTCAATTATGGGATAAATTTCATAAAGTAGTCGCGGATTTAAATGACGAAGAATTCACTCATCTTGAAATTGCAGGACTAATGCAAGCATATGCTTTAAAACTTTATAGAATGAAGTTAACTGACGATGAGTATCGGGGAATGTTAAACTATATATTCTTACAGCATAATCGTATCATGGAAGATAACGAGTCAAAAACACTACATTAAAGGACTATATTATGAAAGCAGTTTTAAAAGCGTACACGCAAGTACATGAATCCCCAGCCTTGGGTGATCTACAAGAATTTGTCGCATATTGCGCTAGGGTATCAAATCCTTCAAATCAAATCAATAGTGCTACTAGCCAAAAACTTCTACAATATCTGATCAAACATAAGCATTGGTCACCGCTAGAAATGGTATCTGCTACAATGGAGATTGAAGCCACAAGGGATATTGCTCGGCAACTCTTGCGGCATAGGTCATTCTCATTTCAAGAGTTTTCTCAGAGATATGCTAATGTTGATGAATTTGGCGATAATATGTTTGAACTTTGTGAAGCAAGACTTCAAGATACTAAAAATAGACAGAATAGTATAGAAACAGATGATGCTGATTTACAATCTGCATGGTATATAATGCAACAAGAGGTGATTGATAAGGCTGAAGAAGCATATCTTTGGGCGATTGGAAATGGTATAGCCAAAGAACAAGCAAGAAAAGTTTTGCCAGAAGGTCTTACAATGTCTCGGCTGTATGTTAATGGAACACTAAGATCGTGGATTCATTATATTGAATTGAGAAGTGCAAATGGGACTCAAAAAGAACATAGAGAATTAGCCATACAATGTGGAAAAGCAATTTCTCTAATATTTCCAATGGCAAACGATTTTTTTAATGAGATAGATTTATACCCAACATAAAAAGGAGAATAAAATGGGAAAGAGACTTTCAACTTTTTGGTCCGATAACAGTAATGATTATTGCGAAATTCATTTTGATTATAAAGAAGAGTATGCGTATATAAAATATTTTACAGAAGAAGGAACAAAATATTTTGAAGAAACTTTTCCTAATAATTCTCTTAGATATGTAGAAGATGCTGCTGAAAATTGGGCATTGGGTTATAAAGACTTATCTCCAGAGCATCACACACAATATACTTTAAAATTTGGTTGACAAATGATTTGTAGTATGTCATAATATAGGCATAAACGAATCAGAACAGGACAACAAATGAAGCGTATAACAACTATCGGAATATTAGCAGTGAATTGTGCTATTGCCGCTGGTATTGGCTATACTGTTTTTGAAGCAAAAAAGCAAGTATCTGATACTACTGAGGCAGTAGAACAACTAGCAGAAGAAAGAGCAAATGAAATCGCAGAAGAACATGCAATTGAACTTGCTTATCAAGCAGAACAAGTGAAACAAGTACAGTGTTTAGCAACAAACATATATTACGAAACTATGGCATCTTCTTTGGCTGATGCCATGGCTGTTACTGATGTGGTTCTCAATAGAGTAGCACATGAAAAATATCCAAGCACTCCATGTGAAGTAGTACATCAATCGTATTTAAATGATAAGGGTGAACCACTATTAAATAAATGTCAGTTTAGTTGGTATTGTGATGGTAAGGCAGATGAACCACAGAATGAAAATTCTTGGACAAAATCTGTTGATCACGCTGTTGCAATGTATAGTGGTGGAGATTGGCGCGGATTAACTGAAGGTTCAACACACTATCACGCAACATATGTTTCGCCATCATGGGCTAAAGAATTTACCAAAATAGTTCAAATCGGCGCACATATATTTTATCGTATGGAAGATAAATGAATATATTCATTCTAGATAATGATCCTGCTATTGCTGCAAAATTGCAGTGCGACAAGCATGTTGTAAAGATGATCGTGGAGAGCGCACAAATGCTTTCCACGGCACATCGTATGTTGGATGGTGATCAAGAATTGCGTCCTTCTAAGTCTGGAAAAAGAATGGTTAAGTATTGGGTCTTGCCAGATAGTCGTGAAGAGATTATATATAAAGCAGTGCATATGGGTCATCCATGCACTGTTTGGACTATGAAGAATGATAACAATTACAATTGGCATTATAATCATTTTGTTGCCCTTTGCAGAGAATATACATATCGGTATGGTAAAGTACATGCCACAGAAAAATTACTAAAAGAACCATTATCAAAACCACCTAAAAATATAAAATCAGGTTACAAATACTTAATGAGTCCATTCGCGCTTGCTATGCAGCATGAACCACAATGTATAAATGAGAGTGACGCAGTAAAATCATATCAAGACTACTACAACACAAAACAGAAAAATTTTAAGATGGTTTGGACAAAACGACAAATACCCGAATGGTTTAAGGAAAATATTAATGAGTGAAGAACATAACTATTGTAATACAAAAGGTTTGGGATGGGCAGTTCTCATACTTGTTTTTATGATATTAGGATTACCTGTCATTATGCTTATGCTAATGGTAGGTCTTGAAGATTACGCTATGTATTGTAACATGAATATATTACCCTGTTTTGGATTAAGAGAATGAAAAAAATAAAAAATAAAGTGATAGTATATAGAGTCCATGAATATATCAGGCTCTTTGATTTTCATAAACCTCTACTATCACAGATGCCAGTTATTATGTTAATCGCAATGATATTTGGTATGTTGTTTCTTGCTATACCTGTAATACACTCAGAAGGTGGTCACTAAATGAGTAAAGAAATAAAAGATGCGGCCCAACAACAAGCAGAGCAAGCGTTTGATGGTTTTATGTTATGGATGAAAAGAGGCACATATATATCTGTAGCGATATTATTGTTTGTAGTGGTTGGTTGTAATTCTGGAGTTGAAGATGATCAATATCCAGCATATAATGGTGAACAATATGATCCTCAAGGTATGAGTGAATAATGGTAAAGCCTAACTTAGATAATTGGAAATTAAACTTAGAAGATATTCATTGGATTGAAAATGCTCTTAGTTACAGACTACAAAGATTGACAATGAAAAGATTTACTGTAAAAAAACAAAGCAGTAAAGATAATATAGACAATGAAATAAAACATATAACAGAACTACAAGGAAAAATGTTTAACCAAAAAGAATGGCGTAGAGTAAAAGTAGGTAATACGCCTTATATAAGCGGATAGGAAAATTAGATGATTACTAGTGGAATGTCTTTAGGTAATAATGAACCATCAGAAAAAATAGATTTATTTCAAAAGCAGAAATTTACTTCCCATGCTGGAATCCCTATGACATGGAAAATTGAAATGGATGCTATATCAGACAAAGAGTGGGATTGTCTAGCATCAATGATTATGGATCATCAAAAAGAACCTTTTTCAAAAGTTGTTGGTATTCCCAGAGGTGGAGTAAAATTACAAAATGCCCTCAAAAAATATTCTGAGTGGGAAGGAAAACATCCATGTTTGGTAGTTGATGATGTATATACAACTGGTACATCTTTTAGAGAATTTTGCACCACAAAGGAAACTATGTTTGCATATAAGTGGGTAATCTTTGCAAGAAAACCTGTTGATGTTGATAGTGGTGTAAGAGCATTATTTACAATGCCAGAAAATTTTGAGCATCTGGGTTATTAATGAGATATAAAGCAATGATATGTATTCGTAGAGGAATACTTGATAACGCTGGACAAACAGTAACTTATGCGTTACAATCATTAGGCTGGCCCGAAGTGCAAGATGTAAGGATAGATAAGATGATTGAATTTGATTTAGAAGAAAGTGATTGGCAAAAAGCAGAAGCCATCGCAAAATCTCAAACTAATGAAGTTATGGAATATTATGAGTTGGAAGAAGTAAAATGCTAAAGCCAAAATTATTAGTCATTGGACATGGCAGACATGGAAAAGATACTGTATCTGAAATACTATGTAACGAGTTTAAATTAAGTTTTATTTCCAGCAGTATGTTTGCTTGCAAAAAGTTCATCTATGAAGACTTAAAAGATAAGTATGAATACAAATCAATTGAAGAATGTTACAGTGACAGGCACAATCACAGATCAGAATGGTATAATGCGATTGCAGGATATTGTGAAAGTGATCCTTCTCAATTAGGTAAAGATATATTTTCTGAGCATGACATATATTGTGGTCTTAGAAATGTTAGGGAATTTACAGAAATGCAAAAGCAAAAAGTATTTGATGCTTGTATTTGGGTAGATAGATCACACCATTTACCCCCAGAGAATAGCCTTAGTATGACACTCATGCCACACATGGCTGGATATATCATAGATAATAATAAATCTTTAGAAGATTTGGAGTTTGAAGTTAAGAAAACTTACAATGAGATACTTCGTCATATGAAACATTCAGCAGGGCTGGATATGATGAAATATCCTGACCAACACAAATCTTCTTATAGTTTTGATTATAATCAAATAGAAGGATATAGCCATGGTTAATTATGATTGCTCAGTTGACGATATGGGACCAGAAGAAATAAAGGAAGCACATCGTTTAATGTGGGTAGTCAAAGGTACACTAATACCTGATGGATATAGTAAGGAAGATGTTAATGGAGTTCTACATGGATACTTTAAAAGGGTTTGGTGTAATTGTAGCCCTATGCAGTTTGAAGGTTTTGAAGATGCTTGGGTAAAAGATGGAGAAAGAAAAATAAATCTATATAAATAGTGGTATAGCATTTATATAGGGTTTTACGAATGGTCAGTTATTCAAGAGCAAAATATGTTACGCAATCTACAGACTTTCCTGGAAGTGTGGATTCTAAACCAATCACTGCAACATTTGCAACATTTGCAGATTTACCAGCAACATCAACAACAGTAGGTAATATTGCGTTTGTAGCCGCCACGAATAAATTGTATATCTGGTCAGGAGTAGGGTGGTACTTAGTTGCTGAAGTGACTAATGCATCACCAACTGCTATTACTGGTGTTGCTGGGACATATAATCTTGCAACAGATGGAACCGCCACAACTATTACAGCAGTATCCACTGATCCAGAAGGATTCGCTCTAACTTGGTCTTATGCCGTTACGAGTGGTTCTTTAGCAATTACGCCAGCGGCAAGTGCTATTGCTGTGGTAAATAATGGTTCTGGTGCATATACATTAAGTGGTGGCGCAACTGGTGATAATTCTAATGTTGATATAGTTGTAGGTCAAACAGTAAACTTTACTGTAAATGCATCTGGTCATCCATTTTATATTAGAGATTCTAATGGTGGCGCAAATGTAAGTTCTCCTGCTGCAACTGGACAAGGGGCAACAAGCGGTGTAGTTAGTTGGACACCCAATACGGCAGGAACATATTACTATCAATGTGGAAATCATGCCGCAATGGTTGGAACCATAACAGTAGGTGCTGCAACTGTTAGTGCAACAGTAGCACAAGCGGATAACGTATTTACAATCACACCATCAACAAATACAGCGGCAGCAAATACTTTTAGTCTTACATTTAATGTAACTGATGGAGTTAATGGATCAGTAAGTGCGGTAAGTGCGTTTACATTATCATTTTGATATTGGAACAAACTCTACTAATTTAGATCAAACAAAATATGTTTTATTTGCAGCATATACCGATGGATCATATCTTTCTTTTGCAGGGCATATACAAGATTTTAGAATCACAAAAGGTCTTGCAAGATATACCGCAAACTTTACACCACCTACAGCAGAATTACAGGGATAAATTATGGGTAAGTATTCTGAAATAAAATACGCAACAGACGACAATTAACTGTTTCTCTATTGACACACTAACCAAATAATGTTATAATGTTGTCAAATAAATGACAAATAGGAGACTATATACTATGTAGTTGATGATATTAACTTGACATATACTGGACCGTGGGGCAGTACCACGCATCTCCACCATAAGTGCATTACGTCCTACTGCAATAGGAAGTTTTGCAGAACATAGATGGCCCGTATGGGTGATCGAAGTTAATGCATTTTTGATGGGGATGAAATTTTAGGATCGACAGGTATGAATAGAAACATGGAGACTGCCCGGTTCTAAGCACGGTCATCGCGAAGAAACTACTAAATGCAAACAATAATTTTGCACCATCTGGTTACGCTCTAGCAGCATAACACAGGGGGTTGGCGACTTACCTAGCAACAGAAAAGTCGTACATTTAAAACAATTTACTTAACATATAGGAAAAAAAATGAAATTAATTCCACTTGCCACTATTTTGACACTACTTTCTACTTCTATCATTGCAGAAGAAAATAAAACCGAACTTGGTGCGGGCCTTCGCTCTAATAGCGAAGTAAAATTTGATTATAATATAGATGAAGAAACTTACACTCTGACATTCGCGCCAGAAATTGAGTATGATATTGGTGCGGTTGAAATTGCTGTTGGTTCAGACATTAATATGCGTGACATTGATTTTACTGGTCTTGACTACACTGCGACTATGCCTATTGAGGGTATTAGGGGTATGGAAATGTTTGGGACAGTTAAAACTGATGATGAATGGGATTTTGATGATGTTCACGTTGGTGTGACATTTAATTTCTAATTTTTATAAAATATTGATTAGAGGGGGGGCATTTGTTCCCCCTTTTGCATATAAATATTAAAGAATGATTTGGAGATTTTTATGTTTAGAAAATTATTGAGTATTTTATGCATTATTATGGCATTTGGGTTCACACAAACATCTTTTGCTCAAACCGTAGTAGAAACTACAACCGATAGCAATAGTAAAATTAATTCTGAAGGAAGAACAATTGTTATTTCCCCACCTCCTTCCGCTATTTCCCCAAGTGCAGGTGGTAGTTCACAAGACTTATGTGTAGTAGGTATCTCAGGTGCTGTTCAAACACAAATACTTGGCATCTCTACTGGTGAAACTGTAACAGATCAAAATTGTGAGAGACTTAAAATTTCAAAAACACTTTATGATATGGGTATGAAAGTTGCCGCTGTTTCTGTAATGTGTCAAGATAAAAGAGTATTTGATGCTATGGGTATGGCAGGTACACCTTGCCCATATGAAGGTAAAATTGGTGATGATGCAAAAGCAGAATGGAAAACTTGGAGCGGTAAGAAAAAGATTCCTATAGAGTTTAACCCGGAGACAAAGGCAGATGTTCAAAAAAGGCAATGGGAAACTGGCACATCAGTTATTGGTGGTGCTTTGTTGTTTGTACTTCTGTTGGTCGCTGCCAAGTAACGCTACAACAGAAAGTATAACAGTTGATAGCGGAGTAACTACAACTATACCAGAAATCGCAGATTTAAGTGATGGTACAATAACTAATGGTACGTGTGTAGGTGGTTCATCTCATTTGAATTTATTGACTAATACTAGTGAAGCATGGAGTGGTTCACCAACTTTACAATGGGGAGCATGTTCTGATACGTTTGCTATGACTATGGCAATAAATGAAGTATTATCAGATGCTGGCACAGGCATAAGTTTAGATAAAATTCATTATCGTTGGAAATGGATTAATGGTTGTTTCAATATAACAAAAGCAAACGGTGAGCAAGTATGGTGTTCAACAGATATTGAAAACAGACTTGATGAAAATATGAAACCCACTGGAGAATATGCAGATCAGTTTGATGCTCTTAATATTGTGATAGAAATTACCGATAGTAATGGGACTATTATAGAAACAAAAACTTACGATTATGATACTTGGTATCATTGGAGTGAATCGAATTCACATAGTACAAATGAAACCACAGATGATGAGGGTGCTGTTTGGCAAATAACTGAAGATCATATAGAACTTTTTAATCATATCACTGGTACTGGAACAATATACACTCCAAATCAATTAGGAAATATTAGTTTTGTTGCTAATGCACAAGATAATGGACAGTGGGATGGATACTATGGTCCCGTTGCAAGAGATGGTGAAATGTGGTTTACATATCGCAATAATCCATGTGATTTAGATACTCTATATAATCCATCGTGCGAAGGTTATGCAAAAGCATACGCTAAATATCTTTATGATGAGTCTTGTGGTGCTGATGCTTTATATGATATTGGTTGTGCTGGTTATGGAATAGCCTATCAAAATCAACAATGCACAATCAATCCTTTATACGGTCCTCAATGCACTAATTATCAAACTGCATATTTTAATCAACAATGCGATATTGATCCCCAATATGATGTTACCTGTCCTAATTACACCATACCCTTTGTTGCTGTGAATGATCCTATTGCAGAAATTATTAACTCAGATATAACAATAACCGAAACTATCTCAGAAATTAATGTAACTGAAGAAATTGTTATACCACAAATTGATATAGTTTCTCAAATAGCACCAGTAGAAGAAATTACCACACAATCTATTGAAATAGAACTAGCAGCAATAGAGGCAGAATTAAATGAACAAATTATTGAAACAAGAGTTGATGAATCAAACATCAAAGAAACCTCTGATGAAAGAGGAGATGCCACAGACCAAGAAACCGAGAAACCCAAGCCAGAGAAAAACGACAAATCTGAGTCCGACTCTGATGGAAAAGGTGAAGAATCATCCGATGATGAACCGAGCGAGTCCAAGGACGATGGTGGAAAAGAAAAAGACACTGGGGAAGATATTGGCTCTGAAGATGGTGATGGAAATGATAAAGAAGTAGATGAAAATGAAGATACTAACGAAGCCGTTGAACCTGAGAAAGATGTTGTTAGACCTAAGAAAAAAGAAGAAAGGGAAACCCCAACAGAAGCAGAAAAAAAGAATTCTAGGAAAGAAAAGATAAAAAGATTGATTGCAGATAAAGTAAACAGTCTTACTAAGAAAGTTGAAGAAGCATCAACTTTAGAAGAACAAGTGGCAGTACAGTCACAATTAGCAGCACTAATTGCATTTGTACCAGATTTTGATTATGGAGATATGGAAGTACCAGATATTTATTTTTATCCACCAGTGCCGACAGTAGATCATGCATTTTCAAGATGGTTCGTGAATGACCCGACATTTGGAATAATGGAGGATTTACAATATCCAAGTTTAAGGAAGTAATCAATTGGATACAATATTTTTTGGGTTGGCATTTACAATACATATGGGAATGTCAAATCATTATAACGGAATACACCCAACCGTTAAATATAAATATAACGAATACACGATAGGTGCATTTTACAATAGTGAAGAAAAAATAAGTCTTTATACATCACGCGAGGTTAATTTAAAAGGTGACTTGAAACTAGAAGGTGGATTAGTGTCTGGATATTCTCAGTCCATAGAACCATTTCTTAGATTAAAATATAATGACTATTTTATTGGCCCCGGTTTTGAGGGTAAAAAATTAGGAATTGTGTTTGGAAAAGAATTTCAATTTTAAGGAATGAACAAATGGCAGAGATAGAATATGGTGGAGTCAAGGCAAGTGGCTCAAAACTACTCTTAATTGTACCATTATTAGGTACAATAGGTGGTGGTCTTTGGGGTGGATTTGAATTCTACAAAGATTACCAAGATATGAAAGAACAAATCCAAAGTTATGTCGCACCAGATTTATCAGGATTTGATAAACAAATTGCAATGCAGCAAGAACATCAAATTACTGTTGAGCGACACATGGATTTTGTATCAGAAGAATTAGAATTATTTAAAGGAGAGTTTGCGGGTGTTCGTGACCGAATTACCGAAAATACAGATTATCTCAGAGATGCAAAGCACGATCTGAAAGATGAAATGGTTCGTATGGAAAAACATCTTGATCGTATTGAAATTGAAGTTACCAAAGCCGAAGATGAAATGAGGCTTATTTCAGATAAACTTAATGATGATGTGCGAGAATTAATGGACGAAGGTGAAACTGAACAAGACAGACTCAAGAGTGATGTTCGTGCAATGATTGACGATGCCAACAATCGTTTTAATGATAAAATATCTGGTTTAGAAGGCTATGTCAAACGTGAATTAAGTTCTCTTGAGCAAAGACTCAATGTTAAATTAACAAAGGCACTAGATAATCCCCTCGCTAATCGTTAGATGCCAACATACCACTGGGTGGTGCTGGTGGTTTAGGATAATATGAAGGTTCAACATGAGTTTTTATTACAGGTGTTCCTTCTGGAACACTTACAGGTATACAATACGTTGTTGCCTGATCCTTTGCTGACCAATGACCCCATCTTTTAGATAACGCTTCAGCAGTTGAGTTACAATATTCTACTGAATAGAAGTATAATTTTTCTTCAACTTCTATTCTATTTTCACCAATTCCGATGAAAAGCATGAGTGCAAAAACTTGTATCATTAATCTAGTACCTCGTATGAAATTCGTATTCCCTTATCACCTAAGACTGATGCAGTCAAATCTGTGATATTATCTGGAATCTTATTTTGTGATTGAAATTTTCTTGTAGAGATTAATAATTCTGCTTCCAACATTTCTTTATATTTAAAACCACTCTCAAGTTCATAAACTAATGCAAACACCCAACTTGGTGCCGACTTAGAATTTTTTCGTTGCGAAGGTTCTACTTGATACACATCAAATTTTGCACCTTTCGCCTTGCAGTTTTTTATCGCGTCTATGATAACAAACATTACTTTTTTTGAAATTAACTCTGCTTTGTTTTTTATCGCCTTACCTTTACCAAACATAGAATCTCACCACCAACCTTCTAATGATCCTATAACCCATACCCCACCAAAAATAGCACTCAAGATGCCAATAGATAGTGCCACCATTATTGCACCATTTATCATTGCATGTTTAAATTCTTCCGCTGCATATATCGTATCTTCACGTTCTTTTTTGATAGCGCGTCTTAATTCCATCATTTCATCCCAGGTATTAGGTCCAAATCTCATATTCAACATAAACATGATTTCTTTCTGCTGCTCTGCCATTTTTTTCTTATGGGTCAATATGGCAAATGCTTCCTCTTCTATTGAGCCAGATGCCATCAATTTCGCATGGAGAGGTGGATTTTTTCTCTGCTGTTCTGCCCTGTTTATATCATTAAGTGCGCCAAACCATTTTCCCAAAGATTCTGTGCAATTTTCCAATTCTTGCCCCGCTTGCACAATTTTGGTCAGTCCTTTATATGCAGCAGATGCAGCGGCTATAGCCGTAAGTGGATCAATCATAACTTTATCTTTCTTCTAATATACTTTTAATATAATATAAACCAATAAAAAATTATGTATTTCGCAATACTATTTATAACTTTTGGTATTGACATCTGTTATAGAAAAGGTTAACTATATCGTATAACGAATCTTAAAGGGGTGAAAATCATGAATGAAGTATTACAAGACATTCAGACACTTGAGAATGCAATCATTAATTTGGTTGAGGGTGCAAGTGATGAAAAGCGTATGGCGATCAATAGCCTGAACTCCATGATTGAACTCAAGCGTATGCAAGTAGAGCAATTTGAGCAAGAGGCTCATGATGAAAAGATTGATGATATACTTCTTCAATCTATCTGGGAAGAAGAACTTTGGATTGAAAGTAGGGGTTGGTAAGAATCATGTTGACGAATCTTTTGAGTAATGCAATAAACCTAATTGTTATAATAGCAATTATAGAAATGATAATGTAAAGGAGAATGAAGTGAAAAACGTAAATATGGGAAGTGTGGAAATGGAATGTATTGATATGAATGATTATCCAGATTTTTGTGATGCATACATTTCGTTTGCAGAATATGAAGATGGAGAAATCCTATCAGATGCCGAATTAGAAGATTTGCAGTGTGATCTGGAAAATGATGGTGACATTTGGGAAATTATAAACAATCAACTATGTGGGAATTTTTGATATGAATGATCTATCAACATATGTAATAGCACTTACTGGTCCAATTATATCTAGTAGTGGTCCTATACGCAGAAGGGTAACGGTGAAAGATCGTAAAGAGGCTATAAAACATGCGAAAATGTTTTATGGTAATAAAAAGGTGTCTATCATCAAAATCGGAAAGGGGATAGTATAATGCAAGTCGTAACAGTTAGATTTACAGGATCAATGGTTAAGCCATCACACCAAGATTGTCAAATTGTAGAAGGTTCTATGAGTATGCGACATGATGAACGCGGCTTTCATGCCGATGAAAATCCTCCAGTATGTAAAATTATCTCACCATTCGGTAAAGATAATACATTAGAAGCGTTCTATATGAATGAACAATGGAACTGTTGGTTAGATTAGTGTTGACAAACCTCTACTTTTATACTAATTTATAAGAGTAGAGAGAATCACTGAAAGGGTTCACAATGCTTCGTATTCAACAAATTTCTGATCTTTTGAATTGCTCCAAAGCAGTCGCAGAAGAAGTTTTGAGTAAGATTTCTCATATGGACCTGAGTGAGATGGGTCAAGAAGAATGGGAATTTTGGGTTAACTTTTACGGGAAGGTGTAATAGCATGGCATACGCTCCAGATTCAGTAGGTTTCACTTATGGTGATGGTTCAATCGCTGGTTCCTTTACTGAAAAGGATTGTGACAATCTTTTTGAGTTTTCCACCAATCATGAAGAAATGACAGACGAATGGGATTTTCCTCATTTGATTTGGGTTTCTCATAATGCGGTAGGCCAATGGAATTATAGATATGGTAAAGTCTTAAAGACTGTCGCTTACATTGCCGTTGATGAGGATGAGTATGGCAATCCTGTTGTTGAAAAGTGGGATATTAAAAAGTATCGGAAATATTCCAAAATGGCTTGACAAACTCTTACTCTTATACTAGATTATAAGAGTAGAGAGAATCACTTAGTCTTGAAAGGACACAAAATGACTTCAGCAGTTTCAATCGTTTCAAACCACCCCGGCTCACTCGTAGTTAGCAATGCGGATGCTGTTTTGCCTTTGGACCGCGAAGGTGCTGGTGACTCACTGATGTCATCTATCAACATTACCATTCGGGCATTCGCCAATGATAAATATGAGTGGGTGCGGAACTATACTGTTGGTTGGGACAGTGAAGATGGTCACTGGGCCTTTGGTAATGGTTCAATGGTAACATCCTCAAAGACTGAACAGAAAGTCTACCTTGGATATGAGATTGGTGATACGATCAATATCGCTGGTGAGGTTCTTACTATTTGTGCCGCAAGCAACCACAACATTAAATTTGTAGGAGTGTAAAAATGCGTGTGGAAGTCTATTACAACCTCCACAAACATATCTTTTCTGTCAGACATAAGGGGCGTGTTATCGCTCATATGTCTGATGTTACAATCATGAACCCAACGTATGTGGTTCGTCAGGCTGGACGTTTAAAGGTTCTAAAAGAGGGCCGCAAGAATGTTCACGCGATGGTTCGTGGAGAAATGTCTGAAGAAATTTTCGGTTTAAATAATGGTGTTGCAGTCACATATGACCCCTACAAATACAGTTCATTTGTAACAAAGGCAGATGAACAGCCTATCCTTGAAAGCAAAGTTGCTGTTCTCCATAAGCCAGAAGTTGGTGGTCCAAAGATTATGGCATATTAGGGTTGACAATCACCTCAACACATACTAGATTATAAGAGTAAAGAGAATCAGTCTTGAAAGGACATACCATGCAAGTTTATGTTTATCATGCAGAGCGCAATCGTGAAACTGGTGATGTTGAAGGTCAGAATTTAGTTGCAGAAGTAAATCTGCCAAGTTCTATCACTGATCAGGATGAGGCTCTTGAGTATGCCTATCGCTGGACACAAAATATCATGGGTTCTTGGAGCCGTGATGATATTGCCGATAATTCAGACTATAATCCAAATCATGTGAATCGCATTGCACCACTAAATGAAGGTGGTATGGGTTTGCGTAGTTCAATGATGGGTGATTTGTTTGAGATTGAAACCGCCTTTGGGCAGTCCTTGCATGAAGTTGGTATGATGGGCTTCACAGAATGTGTAGGATAATTTAAATCAAATGAAAACAAATGCTTGACAAGTGTTTGTTTTTATCGTATAATATACAAATGAAATGAAAACAACGAATCACTGAAAGGGTTCAAAATGGCACATGAAGTAGAATTTGTAGACGGTGTAGCGCAAATGGCTTATGCGGGAGATGTTCCTTGGCATGGGTTAGGTACACCAGTTAGTAATGATCTAACACCAGTTCAAATGATGCAAAAGGCTGGTCTTGATTGGGAAGTGGAAAAGGTTCCATCATTTATTGAAATCAATGGTGAAAAAATCAAAACTGGTCAAGAGTCTTTGGTTCGTCTGAGCGATAACAAGGTTCTGACAAATGTTGGCGAAGGATGGAATCCTTGTCAAAATTCAGATGCTTTTGATTTCTTTGCAGAGTATGTCGCCGCTGGTGACATGGAAATGCACACTGCTGGTTCGCTCAAAGGTGGGCAGATCACTTGGGCCTTGGCAAAAGTCAAAGAGTCATTTGATGTATTTGGTGAGGATACCGTTGAATCATTCTTACTTTTCAGTAATCCACACCAGTATGGGAAATCTATTGATGTTCGTTTCACTCCAGTTCGTGTTGTTTGTAATAACACTCTTACAATGTCACTTAGTCGTGATGCAACGAATGCAGCAAAAGTCGGTCACCGCGCAGTGTTCAATGCAGACAATGTGAAAACAACTCTTGGAATTGCATCTGAAAAGTTTGCAAAGTACAAAGACATGGCGCAATTCTTGGGTTCCAAGCGCGTTACTGCCGACTCCTTGATCCAGTTCTATAATGATGTATTTCCGAATACTTCACGCACCAAAGAACAAAACCAAGTTGATAAACTGGCAGACTTGTCACGCAATGCAAAACTTTGCCATGATGTTCTTG